GGACTCTTAGATGTAATTTTTCTATATGAAAAAGGGTTCCATAAAGAGGTGGAAGAAAAGGAAAATGAAGCTAACCTTGTTAAAGGCTTTCAGCTTGTGCTAGAATATATAATGCCGCCGTCGGAGTTCAAGTCCCTTGTAGAAGCGGGGCGTTGGACAACAGCAATCCAAGATTTATCTGACGAAGAGTTAGAAGAGCGTTTGGTATAGTGTAATTGTCATCAGGGGGAACCTGGATAGGAGCTGGTCGTTAAATCAGCTCCCCCCCCTGGTGGCATAACTTAAATGTCAATCATAGGAGAATGACACATGAACGAGGAGAAGGTTTCAAATGGAAATTAAAAACTTAAACGGTAAGAAAGTAATTGAGCTTTCGGAATTAGAATATAATGATCTAATTGAGAAGGCCAACGGAATAGATAGAGTGCTGTCAACCATGCTTGAAGCGCAAGACATTTGGCTCAGTGATGTTGGTAAGATAGAAAGCTTAAAGTATAGTTTAATAGAGCTTCTATCGCTGGAGTGGAGCAGCGAGGCATATCGCTATGTGCCTAGAGCGGAGGTAGCGACTTTAAAACTCAAGCGAAAGAAGAGGCTTAGTAAATGAGGGGACTATTAAATATAATTAAAAAGGTGTGGGATGCTACTGTTGCAGAAGTATCTTCAGTTGTGGTAGACTTGGTTGATATCTTTAATGACAAAGTAAAATCGCCTATCAGGGAGCTGATTCTAATAGCAGGAATTGTCATTATTGTTTTAATACTAATAAGGATAGTATTTATACTGTGAATACTGACATGTGGAAGCACTACTGCCCAGCGGAGAGAACTTATTTATCTGTAGGCAGTGGTGAACCATGTAACTGGTGCGGCAAAGAATCTAATTTAAAAACTAAAGGAGAGGTGGACAATGAGCTACTCGATGGGTTCAACAATCTATATGTACGACACACGAACCGTCAAGATAAAAAAAAGTGATGGCGGCTACGACTTAATCGCAGAGAACGAGGAGGGTAACTGTGTTTATCTTTATTGCTTTGGTGAAGATGTTATTCTTTCTGCCGATCTGATAGACAATAAAGAAGAGGAGGAAGTAAGTGAGCCAGCATAGCGTTAATGATGGTATAGCAGACTTTCACATAGCCTTCGATGATGCTTGGGCTAGAATGTTTGCGATGCTTTTAGGTACGCCATTGCCAGACTCTGCCGTAAAAGAGGCTTTTTGTATTTATTTATCTGAACGTTTGATGGATACAGTAGGTAAATTACAATGCTCTGAAGAGGATATTATACGAGCATTCCCTGACTTTTTAACTGATAACATACAGGAGATAGACATATAGAAAAAATAGTTGACATCCAATACTCTATCGTTTAGAGTACACATTCAATAATTAATTAGAGGAGTAATGTTTATGCCAGTAGTAGAAGGAATTGCGTATTGGGCGGCTGTTAAAGTGCCTAACACATATTTTGAACCCGCCTATACTGTTAATTTAGTAGTCGATCCCGAAGTGGCTGAGTCGTTTAAAAGCCAGGGGTTTAATATTAAACAAATGGAAGAAGGCCCCGCCTTGGTTATTAAGCGCAAAGTTGATGGCCCAAATGGCTTGATTAGAAGAGCGCCTGATCTCTTAGACAGACAGAAAAACCCTATGGATGTTGTAGTGGGGAACGGCTCTAGAGTCCGGGTTCAATACACAGCTTATCCTTGGGAACACAACGGTCGGACAGGTAAGTCTTTAGATTTCTGCAAGATGCAAGTTATTGACCTTGTAGAATATCAGCCTATAGCTGATGAGTTTGAAGCCTTTGATGATGACGAGGAGATTGATGAATTATGAGTGCTCAACGGACTTATAAAACGGAAGACTCTTTGTATGATGTCGATCTTCTAAATGAAGAAGCACAAGTATCCTTTGCATATCTAGTTGAGGTTGAGGCAGAGATACAATCCCTAGCTAGACGTATTGCTGTGTTGAGGGCGGCGGCTTCTAAATTTCATGAAGTTATTCAAGGTGCAGTCACTGATGATGCTATTGTTAAAGGGGAAACTGAAGAGGAGGAGGAGGAGGAGGACTCGGCAGCAAAAGAAGATAAGTAGTAAACTTCAAAGGGGGTCTTTAAGGAGGCCCCTTTTGTTGTCCTTAAATGCAATCGTTTAAATAAAGGAATTAACATGTCATTTGTTAAATACAATCAACCGTGCCTAGAGTGCGGAGGAAGTGACCCAGTAGCAATCAACGAGGATGGATCAGCATGGTGCTTTAGTTGTCGTTATAGATACCCCAATTATAAGGAGGCATTTTCACAACAAGGGGAAGTAGTAGACTTTAAAGAACACAAGAACAATAAGAAAAATACTTCAGGCGGCGACTTCTTGCCGCTCACAGACCGCAGCATATCTCTAGAGACAGCAAAGAAATATGGTGTCAAAGCCTTTATAAATACTACCGGAGATGTTGTCCGACATTCATACCCTTATTACATAGCGAATGAGATAGCTGGCTATAAAATAAGAGAACTTAATAAAGCTTTCTCATGGCGAGGAACCTCTAAAGGCTCTGGCCTCTTTGGCGAACAACTGTTTGCTGATGGCGGTAAATACATTACAGTTACAGAAGGTGAGTGTGATGCTATGTCTGCGTTTGAATTGATGGGCAGCAAGTGGCCCGTAGTATCTGTTAAGAACGGGGCGGCTGGAGCCGTCAAAGATTTCAAAGACTCTATAGAATTCTTAGAGAAGTTTGATAACATAGTCATAAACTTTGATAACGACAAACCCGGACGAGATGCTGCAAGAGCCGTAGCTAAATTATTAACGCCTGGAAAAGCAAAGATAGCGACACTTCCTAGCGACTTCAAAGACGCTAACGATATGTTAAGGCAAGCACAACACAAGGCCTATCAAAACGCTTGGTGGAGTGCTAAAGTCTATACGCCAGCAGGAGTGCTTAACCTATCAGAGAAGCTCGATGATCTAATTAATAGAGAGATCAAAGAGTGTGTTCCCTATCCTTGGGCTGGTCTTAATAAGAAACTCTATGGTATGCGACAGGGGGAACTCGTAACTGTCACAGGAGGTACGGGGCTGGGTAAGTCAAGTATCACACGGGAACTAGAACACTGGCTAATAACGAACACCAAAGATAACGTAGGCATCATAGCTTTAGAGGAGGACTGGATCAGGACAGCAGACGGTATATTATCCATCGAAGCTAACGCTCGTTTATATATTGATGAGGAGCGTGAAGCCTTTGGTGACGCAGAATACGCTGCGTTATCTACGAAATTTATAGGGGACACCTATGCTAATCGTGTCTGGATTCATGCACACTTCGGAGCTACTGACTTCGATGAAATACTAAATAAATTAAAGTATCTAATAATAGGCCAGGGCTGTAAATGGGTAGTCGTAGATCACCTCCACATGCTTGCTTACTCCGCAGGACTTAAAGACAACAACGAAGTATCAACCATTGATTACATTATGAAATCTTTAAGAACTTTAGTTGAGGAGACAGGAGCAGGTTTGATACTGGTGTCGCACTTAAGACGGGTGGATGGTAACAGAGGCCATGAAAACGGTATCGAAGTTAGTCTGTCACACCTTAGAGGCTCACAAGCTATCGCACAAATCAGCGACTGCGTTATTGCTTTAGAGCGTAACCAACAAGCCGATGATGATGAGGAGGCCAACACAACACACATGCGAGTCTTGAAGTCTAGGTATACTGGAGATGTTGGCATGGCTTCGCATCTGCTTTACAATAAGAAAACCGGGCGTTTAAAAGAGATAGACATCGATGATGTTGATGATGAACTGGAGCCTCTAATATGACTGCGCTAGTATTTGATATAGAAACGGACGGCCTCACACCAACGAAGATATGGTGTATGTCTACGTTTAATGTGGATACCCAAGAACACAAAGCCTTTGGGCCTTTGGAGCTTGATGAAGGCTTGGAGACTTTGAAGTCTGCTGATAAACTAATAGGTCATAACATCTTAAACTTTGATATTCCTATTATTAAAAAGTTAAAAGGTCTAGATCTTACTGACAAACATATTGTCGATACTCTGGTGCTTTCAAGATTATTTAAACCTACAAGGGAGGGCGGTCATGGCTTAGAGGGTTGGGGCTATAGACTTGGCTACCATAAAATGGAGTTCGATGATTACTTTAAATATTCTGATGAGATGCTAAAGTATTGTGCACAAGATGTATTAGTAAACTCTAAAGTATATCGGGCGTTGAAGGGAGAAAGCAGAGGCTTTAAAATAGATTCTGTAAATTTAGAGCACGAAACTGCTGTCATTATTGATGCCCAAATAAAGTATGGGTTTATGCTAGACCAAGTTAAAGCGTCTGATTTACTAGAGAAACTGTCGAGTGCAAGCAATTCTTTGTATGATGAGATACACGCTGAACTAGGACAAGAGACTGTTTCGTATACGTTAGAACCAATATATTTAAAAAGCGATGGTGGCCTCTCTACAATGGGAACAAGGATTTCAAAGGCAAAAGATCCTCAAGATAGGGTTACCTCAAGAGTCAAATTAACAGAGGAACAGCTCGAATTTTTTTCAAGAAGGCCTGGGGCCACTCTAGATGTCACTGAGCCTGTAGAGTTCAACATATCTTCACGACAACAGGTAGCCGCTAAACTTATAGGCTTGGGTTGGGAACCTAAGAAGTTTACGCCAACGGGACAACCGCGTGTTGATGAGGGTAATCTAAGGATGGTAACAGGAATCCCAGTTGCCTTGAAAATCTCTAGATACTTAAAGCTAGAGAGTCGTATAACAGATATACTGGGTTGGTTCAAAGTCTTAGACACTGACACAGGAAGGGTGCATGGTTGGGTAAATCCTAATGGGACGGTGACGGGCCGTATGACGCACAGTAAACCTAACATGGCAAACATACCCAGGCCACCTAAGGAATTTGGTAGAATCTTTAGGAGTTGTTGGACAGTACCAAAAGGGTATAAACTGGTAGGCATCGACGCTAGTGGCCTTGAGCTACGAATGCTTGCTCATTACATGAACGATAAGGACTATATAGATGAAATCATTAACGGAGACATACACACCACTAATCAACAGCTTGCAGGACTTGAATCAAGAGATCAGGCGAAAACTTTCATTTATGCGTTCTTATACGGGGCAGGAGATGAAAAGCTTGGAAGCGTGGCTGGAGGAGGTAGAAGCGTTGGAAGTGAACTTAAACAATCATTTCTCGATAATCTCCCATCACTCCGAACTCTTAAGAATAGCGTTACTAGAAAAGCGGCAAAATCAAAATTCCTGAAAGCCTTAGATGGTCGTAAGTTGTTTATAAGGAGCGAACACTCTGCATTAAATATGTTGCTTCAAGGTGCTGGGGCCATAGTAATGAAGAAGGCTTTAGTAATATTTAATAATAAACTACAGGGAATGGACGCTAAC